GAAGGAATGTATCCGGGTCTTTCGGCAGCATTTTTGTCGCTATCTTCTGTTCTGGATGATAACAAGATATACACCGAAAGTTCCGATGAAATCGTGCAAAGGGATGTGTTTCCTCCATCCACGGGAGGTAGTGATGGTAGTGTATATGGGAATTATTTCTAAATAGGTAATATGGGTAGGAAAAAAGATACATATATGGGCAATCCTAATTTGCCCACAGCTAGTGCTACATTCGAATATACACCAGAGATGGTGGCTGAGATTGCCAAGTGTCGGGATGATATTTTATATTTTGCTGAAAATTATTTCTATATCATTGAGCCGGATTTAGGTAAGATTAAAATACCGTTGTTACCATATCAGAAGCGGTTGCTGAACGCATTTAGAGATAACAGATTTAATATTGTCAACTCATCTCGTCAATCGGGAAAATGTTTTGTTGGTGATACTAAAATAAAAATACGAAACAAAAAAACAGGTGAAATAGAAGAAGTTGAAGCTGAAAAGTTTTACAATTCTATTAAAAAATAGACAAATATCTAAGCGATTAGACTAAATATATACATGACGAACAAAACATGTATAATTACTGGAAAATTATTGTCAGATGGAAAAAAGTGGAAGGGTTGTCATAGTAGAACCTTGTTTTTTATATATAAAGATAATAAATTTGATTTAGAAAAAACTAAAGAAGATGTTGAAAATAACTTGATATATATTGACGAGTATGATGAATATTATTCTTGTTGGAGAGCAGCATCCAGATCATTGGGAATGAGATACAATCTGAGTGAAGTTGATAAAATATCTCTCTATGAAAAATATTTTAAACCGAATAGTAAATGTAAAAAACATGATTGTAATAATCAAGTTCCTTATGATTTTTTGAAGTATAATACTTGTTGTTTGTTGCATTATAATCAAAATTTGAAAAGTTTAAAATTAAAAGATTTTAAATACACCTGTTTAGAAGATGGGAATACATTCACAAGAATAAATCGCTTGACTAGACACCTCAAAGGTGTGCTAAACATCGATCCAGAAGATTATTATAAAAAACATATTAAAAAATGTGATAGTGAGGGATTTTGTAAATGGTGTAAAACCCCAACACGATTTAAAAATGTGCGAGATGGATACGATAAATTTTGCTACAACACATCTTGTAATGTTTTGTGGTATAATAAACATGAAAATCGCGCTAAAAATTGCGCTGAAAAGATTAGAAAAACACATTTAATCGGGGATCGTTTACCATCTCAAGAGGGATATTGGTTAAAACGAGGACATACGCAAGAGGAGGCTTATAAAAAAGTTAGAGAAACACAAGCCACCAACGCTGTTGACTCTATCATGGAAAGAAAGAAATGCTCATTGGAAGAAGCAGTTCAAATTAGAGCTGAAATAACCGATAAATGGTTGAAATCATTTAAGAGAATGAATTATTCAATGATTTCACAGAAATTGTTTGTTGAGGTTTGGAAAAGAGTGAAAGATAAATATAAAAATATTTACTTCGCAACATTAAACAATGGAGAGATTGTCAACGATGGTAAAAATCATGAGTTTAGGGTGAAAACATTTAGATCAAGTAGAAAAATAGATTTTTATATCAAAGATATTAATAAATGCATCGAATTTGACGGGACATATTGGCATGGGAAAAAAGGTAAAGGGGCTTCTGAAGAATTATTAAGGGAAAGTGAAATAATTGGAACGTTGGGGTGTAAAGTTTTACACGTTAAAGAAAAAGATTTCAATAATGATAATGAAAAAATCATAGAAGATTGTGTAAATTTTTTAAATAGTTAAATGGGGAAGATAATAGAAACCATAGATTTAACTGATTATGAAATCTGGACTGATTCTGGGTGGCACGACTTGACACATCTTCATAAGACAGTTGTATATGATGTGTGGATCATAACAACCGAAAATTTTCAATTAGAATGTGCTGATGAACACATAATTTTTAAAAATTCTGATTATGAGGAAGTTTTTTGTGAGAACTTGAATATTGGTGATAATATTTGGACGGAAAACGGTCTTGAAGCGGTTTTATCAATTGTTAAGACTGATCGTAGCGAACATATGTATGATGCGACTGTGGATAGCGAAGATCATCGAATTTTCACTAACGGTATTTTAAGTCATAATACCACATGTCTAACCATATTAGCCCTACATGAGACTTGTTTTAAGGATTATAGAAACACTATAATCGTTGCCAACAAAGAAGACACCGCGAAAATGATTTTCAAGCGTGTTAAATTAGCATATGAGGAATTGCCCAACTGGTTGAAACCCGGAGTTAAAACATGGGGTCAGGAAAGCACCGAATTTTCAAATGGTTCAACCATCGGGATTGCAACGACAAGTAGTTCAACTGCGAGAGGAAGCACTATTCAATGCCTCTTACTTGACGAATTGGCGTGGGTTGATCCCGATAGTTTGGTGGTTGATTTCATGTCTTCTGTCCTACCAACCATCTCCAGAGCAAAAACATCTAAAATATTAATCACTTCAACTCCCAGAGGAAAAGATAATGTTTTTTATAAAATGTTTGCAGATGCGTTGAAAAAAGGAACTGATGGGTGGAACGAATTTCACGCTGAAACGATCACTTGGGAGGAGGTTCCGGGTAGAGACGAAGCATGGAAATTGAAAGAAGTTGCTCGTTTAGGATCATATGAATTATTTGAACAGGAATATAATTGTCATTTTGTTGACAATAGTGAATCATCGTTGGACGAAGCATTGTTCGATAAACTTAAAATCGATTGTAAATCACCGCTCCACATCCTAAAAGACGGTAAATATAAAATATGGGAAGAATACGATCCTGAGAAAATTTATGTCATTGGGGGAGACGTTTCCGAAGGTGTTGGGTTGGATGCATCGGTTTTAGAAGTCCTTGACATCACAAACCCCAATGAAATCATACAAGTTGCGGAATATCATAATAATATGATCGGCCCATCGGAATTTACCAATGAAGTTGTTGAAATTTGTGGGCATTGGGGAAATCCTTTGCTATTGATTGAGCGCAACAACCAAGGAACCGGAGTATGTGATACCTTGGCAAATACACATATGTATCAGAATCTTGTGTCTTGGGGAGCCAAGGAAGCGCATAAGAACAAGCAGAATGGTATGATTTCCCACATCAATACCAAATACAAAGCGGTTCTCAACCAGAGATATTTTGTTAATGAAGCGCAATCCGTGGTATTCCGCAACATCGACACCCTGAAAGAGTTCAAGATGTTTGTGCGATACCCAAATGGCTCTTGGAAAGCCAAAAGCGGGGAACATGATGACCGTGTGATGGCATTTGTGTGGGCATTGATGGCTCTTTACAAGGATATAACTGAATTGTATTTTGAAGTTGAGGAACTGGATGATTGTGATAAACCTTTACGCATAAAACCCATCGATCAGGGACTTCACCAATACAGATCATCCACATCCATATACACGAATGAAGAGGTTGACAAGATTGAACACTCCAATATCTCTCCCATGCTCTTCGGAGGATTTGGGGGTGCTGCTGTCAGCGACATGGCGGAATTGGAAGCTGCGGGTTGGGCTTTACCAGATCATTCGGTGTTCTCCAATCCCGAAAGGAATATCTCTTCCGATCAATGGGCAGCAATGGAGAAATATTTCGGTTGATTTTGTGTGTTTTCATGCTAACGTGAAAGTGTGAAATGTTATGAAAATTACATCACCGATCTAAAAGATGATGAAGTGTTTGTGTTCACTTCGAATTTATTGGGGTGGCACGGGGCCGGATCAGCGGGATATGCATCTTTTGGAGAAATTGGTAACGTTTGGAGAAAATACGATTACCATTTAAAAGAGAATGGGTGGAAAGGTCGATGGAATGTGAAGGGTTGTGCTGAAGGTATCCAAGAAGGGCGAGAGGGTAAATCATATGCAATCCCATCCGTCACGAAAGCGGGAGCCAAACGATCCATACCAAAAAAACAATTAAAACAAAATATCCAAAGGTTTTACCGATTTGCGGAGAATAATCCAAAGTGGAAATTCTATGTCGCGCAGGATGCGAAGTTGGGATATAATGGTTATGATGTGGATGAAATGGTGGAAATGTGGGCAGTTGAATATCCTCCCGATAATGTTTATTTTTATAAACCATTCTATGATCTGTTAAAGGAGCGTTTCCCATTAAATATGTTTAGTGAGTAATACAGAGGTCCGACAATCGTTCTTAAATCGCAGCAGGAAGGATAAATTCCTTCTCGTTTTCGATTTGCCCCCAATTTTAAAGAGAATCCAATCCAATTACACAAGGAATGACAATACCATCATTCCCGATAGTGTGCAATTCAGCATCTATGGGACGATGGTTCCGGGATTGACCATTAAAGCGATTGCCACCCGATATGCGGGAGATACGCTTTATGTGTCAAGCCATAGCAAAGACCCTTATCCTCCCGTAAATGTCAAATTCAAAGTGGATAGCGGATATAATAATTATTGGGTAATTTACCAATGGCTGAATCTACAACATGACCAAAAGACGGGTCAATTCAATGAAAAGGGTATTATAGTGGATGGTAATTTTTCGGATTATCAGACGGATATTACGATGTATGGATTGGATGAATATGATAATAAAGTAATTCAATTTAAATATACGAAAGCTTTTGTAACATCAATCGATGAATTAGCATTCTCTCAGAATGAGACGGGTGAAATGGAGATTGAAAGCGGATTTACTTTTGTTTTCTCACAAATGCACATCAATTTACTGGGATGTGATAGATATAATCAGACTCTGAGTTGACATTTCAATTTTTCAAGGTAAAGTAATTCCATGGAAAATATATTTTTAGGAAAATTACCAACAATGGTTCAAGGAGAAGAACCATTGGGTGCAGAATTGATAGCCAAATTGGAAAAATATGCAGAAGATAATAAATTACCGTCTTTCAAGATTGTCGAGGATGTTGATGGAAATTCTGTGGCAGAGATGATTGAAAAATAGTGTGTTTTATAGAATAACAAATTTTCAGCCATAAATTGCTAAATAGTAATATGGCAACACGCACAATAAATTCGGCTGGGGTGGAGATATTTGAGAGAGATTTAAGTCTCGTCGCACAGGCGAATGTAGGGACTAATATTTTCGTAGCAGGTTATACACCTCAAGGATATTCTGATGAGGTTATCAAAATCACTTCCAGAGACGAACTGGAAGCAATCTATGGAACCCCAACCAATAGCGCAGAACGTTATTTCTATTACACTGTGAGGGAACTCCTGAATTCTCCCGCAAACATCTACACTTTCCGTCTTCCTTATGGTTCCGGTTCTGGTGATGGATTTGGAAGCCAACATTCTGCCCTTGTTTATCCCGTTGTTGCCGCAACCCCCACCGGAGTTACCACAACGAGAAACCTCGATCTCTCCGCTGGAACCTATTTCCTCGGAAAACCCTATCAGATTACCCTATCGGAAACGGAATTTGCCCAAGCCATGGAAGGAACCCTCTTTGATTGGTCTGCAACGGCATCTCCCCTTTCCTCTTTTTCCTCTGTAAAGGCAAATACCCTTTCTGCCATGGGCGGTGCTGGTATCATTGTGCTTGATAAAGCCCAAACCACGATCAATAGCCAATTTGAAGGTTATTATGTCGGTATCGCAGATAACGTAAATCTCAATCCAGCATCCAATTTTGATGCAATCACCCGCGCATATACCACAAGCCTTACTGCTGGTGTGATTTCGGATTTCACGCAGATTCCAAACGGAACGCTCCAATTCAATCTCTCCGCTACCGATGGAGGTGCCACTGGTAGTATTTCCCAAGTCATGGAGAACCTTACCGACTACAACATTGCCGATAGGGAAGACGATGACCTTCTTAACGTTGGTGTCTTCAAGCTCCGTAAGAGTGTATATGCAACGGAAGCATTCAAGCTGGATTATGTGCTTGATGACCGTATCGTGGGTTCCATTGATACTTTCAGAACTCAACTCAATCCAAATGGTGGACCATCCGTTCCATTCTTCCTTGAAACTCAGGATACCAATTCCCGCAATGTGGAAATCATGGTCAATCCATACATCTCCAACAAGTTCACCGAATCCTCGCTGGATTCTTCGGGTAATCCCACCAAGAAAATCCGTGTGGTAACTGAGAGCTTGCTTGCCACTCAATATACAAGCATCTCCGCTGCATTAGGTATTACAACCACTACCTCTACCGCCTCCGCTCTTAGTTCTAATTTAACAGTAGCTAACACATATGCACTTTCGGGTCTTTCTGAAAGCGTTGGAGTCGCAAATGCCCTGTATCCTCTGGGTGTTTACAATCCTGTCAAGATCACCCAAAAAATCATCGGCAATGTTCCAACCAAGATCAACCGCGCTCTGGAAAGCATCAAGAATGATGAAATCTATGACATTGATGTGGTTGTCGAAGGTGGTCTGGGAACGATCTTCACGATGACATCTGCTGCGGGAACCGCATATTATGACGATACCCTTTATAACAGTGCGTTGAAGGCTAAGGTGGACTCCCTGAGAACATCCCAAGATATTTTCTACAATACGGTAGCAACCGATCTTCGTGCCAATTACAGCGCGATCTTCAACCAATTTGAGAACTTCTGTAACCTCCCCTCCAATACTGGTGGTCGTGGCGACTGCGTATTCATTGCTGATCCTATCCGTCACATTCTTGTGACTGGAAGAAACACCAAGATTCTTTCTGATAGAAACAAGAACTTCCAAACAGATGTTTATTGGGCTATGAGACACCAATTCGAATTGGAAAACACTTCCTATGCTGCAACTTATGGAAACTGGGTGCAAGCCTATGATGATTTCACAGGTGAAAAGGTTTGGCTTCCATTCTCTGGATACCAAGCTGCTATCATGGCACGTAGCGATGCTGCGGAATTCCCATGGTCTGCTCCTGCTGGATTCACCCGTGGTCTGGTGACAAACGCTCTGGACATCGCAATCAATCCGAATCAGAAACAGCGTGATGAGTTCTACAAGATCAACATCAACCCTGTTATGTTCTCCCCCGCCCAAGGTGTGGTTGTCTTTGGTCAAAAGACCATGAGCCGCAAACCAAGCGCATTTGATCGCATCAATGTCCGTAGGTTGTTCCTTGCTCTGGAAAGACCTACCAAGAAAGCTGCCCAATTCTTCGTGTTTGAACCCAACAACGAATTCACACGCACTCGCTTGGTAAACACGCTTACGCCGATTTTCGAATTTGCGAAACAGAACGGTGGTTGCTATGATTATCTGATCGTTTGCGACGAAAGGAATAATACTCCACAAGTCATTGATACCAATGAGTTGAAGGTTGATATTCTGATCAAACCAACGAGAACCGCCGAGTTTATTTTGATAACTTTTACGGCTACCCGTAGTGATGCGAATCTGGAAGAATTGATTTAACCATCTGACTAAATAAAAAATCTAAATCCCGATTGGTTTTTACTAATCGGGATTTTTTATTAGAAAAGATTGTGTCGAACAACTAAATAATAATATGTCCACTACTATCGACAATATAGGAGTTCCTACTGATTATAAAAAATCCCCAGCAATTTATATTTTCAGAAATAATATAAATGATAAATTTTATATCGGAGAAACATTAAATCTAAAACAGCGAATGTATTCGTATTGTCGTCTTAAAAAAGAAAACAGACCAATAATTAAAGCTATTAGAAAATACGGTATTGAAAATTTTTCATTTGAATATTATTTTTTTCCAAATTTTACAAAAGATGATTTGATAAAATTGGAAGAAGAAATGATTAAAAAATATAAAAGTTCTGTATTTGAAAATGGTTATAATATATGGATAAAGGGTCAAAATAGGAGAGGTGCGACACATTCTGAAGAATCTCGTAAAAGAAGAAGTGAAATTTTTAAAGGGAGGATTATCACAAAAGAGTGGAGGGAGAATATTTCCAAATCTAAAAGGGGTGAAAAACATCCAATGTATGGTAAAAAATTATCAGAGGAAACAAAGAAAAAAATGGGAGATTCGCGTAGAGGTGAGAGAAATGGTAGATATGGTAAAAAAACATCCAATGAACATAAAAATAAATTAATGATGAATCGGAAAGATCGTATAGAAGTGGAGCAATATACGAAATGTGGTGAGTTTATTGGAAGATATCCATCAATTAGAGAAGCAGCAAGACAAACTGGAATAGATAGTAGATATATTAATCCAGTTTGTGATAAAATTGGGAGAAGTGCTAAAGGATATATTTGGAAAAAAGTGATACCAAATGACTAAATAATAATACAATGGCAACGAGCATCGAAAACTTTTTCAACCAAGCCTCCCAAAAACAATTTGCAAGGGACTTCCTATTCCGTGTTAAACAGATCAATATCACTGGTTTATCTCTAAACGGAGAAACAGATTTGATTTATGCTCGTAGTGCATCCCTACCCGGACGCGATATTGAGAACAAGCAAGTCAACTTCAGTGGGCAGACCTTCAATTTGCCGGGAAAATCATCTTATCCGGGTTCTGAAGGTTGGAGTGTTGAATTTTATGTTGACCAATCCTTGGATATCCGCACCAAACTTGAACGCGCAAGCAGACTTCTTTTCAACAATGAGGACACCACTGGAAATATCTGTATGCCCGGTTTTGAGTCAATTATCACTTTAGATGTTCTCCAAATTCCATGCCAACGTGGAACCAATGTTTCCAGCGGCGGGTCGTTGGAAGTTATTAAAACAATTGAGCTTGTTGGTGCCTCTTTGAGAACCATCGGAGAAATTGCATATCAAATTGCTGATGGAACTGGAGAAGTTCTTAATTTCCCAGCTACTTTCGCTTATCACTTCTATAAAGATTTCTCCGTTGCTTAATCTTTCTGATTAAGTATCTTCATGGCTGGTCCTCAAATCAACGATTTCCTTCAGGCGTTCTCAGGAGAAGCCAAATACTGTCTATCTATACCAGTTCTTTGGACGGTATCCATAGATGGTGTTACGGAATCAGCAATCAATAGCGTTCTATCGGATGCTGGGGAGAATTGGAAAGCCAAGATCGCTCCCAATGCCATGACTAGGAACGGAACAATACTTCCAGCCCAAGCTGTTACCATCCCCCAAGAATCATCCAATTTCACTCCCATGGTGGCAGGAGATTCCTATGGTGGATTCCTTCCCGGCTATGCCATGTCATCCCGAAGCGATTTCCTCTCCCGTAGCTTCTCCATCAACTTTCTGGAAACAAGACAGGATTTGGAGCATGAGTATTTTCGTCCTTGGCAGATCGCCATTGGTATCAAGGGTCTGGTGGAGCGTGGTGTGAATCTCAAGTCCACCATCACCGTAAAACAATACACCAATAACGGGGTGCTTCGAAAAGGATACCAATTCAAACGGGCATTCCCCGTTGCTGTGGAGGGATTCACCATGGATTATGACAACACTGATTATCCGATCAAGAGTGTGACGTTTGCTTGTGAGAATTATTCTCAGCTATGAAAATCAAATTCAAAGACCTTAAAGAAATCTCCGAAAATGGGGATGATTGCCTGATTGATTATCTCAACAACTTTTCAGGGGATAACATTTATGAAAAATTTTTAAATGTTTTAACATGTTGGGAACGTGATGTCTCCTATGACATGGGATTCACCGTGGAAGAGAAGAACGTGAAAGTATCCCTTTCATACTTTATAAAAGAATTGGAAAATTACGATAAGGAACCCCTGATCATCAAGACCGATAATCTGGAATTTGAATTGGATGTCCCTCCCCTGTTTAAAAAGGATTACGATATTTTCTCCATATCGGAGACGATCCGAAAGGTGAAATATGGGGAATCCGTGTTGGATTTTGCCAATGTGGGGGATAAAGCAGCTTTGATTGAACAGCTTCCCGCATCCACATACAATACTCTGATCAATGCACTTCTCAAAAATGAATCCAAAACAATTCGTTTTACTAATTCATCCTTGAAAAACATTAATATTAATTTCATGGGACATGCTCCCCTTGAGCTTCTAAGGGGTCTGTGCCATCCGTATGGGGAAGATTATTATAGAGATATCATCTACCACCTGTCGGCTAAAATAGACGGTAATATACTCCTGAATTCCACCATGCGAGACATTGATTACTTTGTCGATAAGCTCAATCAGGAAAATACTTCGGAAAAAACACCAGAATTGGGTTGATTTTTTAAATTGATAGTGTAAGTATGGTTAATATGAAATTACGAGATTTGATTGAAAGGCTCAATAAATATGATATGGATAGTGATGTAACCATTCATACTGCAAATGGGACAAAATCTTTAGAAATCAAAGATTTCAATCCTCATACGGAGCGTGAGATGGGAGATACTACAGAACCTAGATTAACTTTAATTTGTTATGATGATTTTACGGTTTATGCCCATAATTAATTTTAATCTTAAATAAACACATATGGAAAACAACGTTCAACAATTCCTTGATAGTATTCAGGAACTCAAGGCAACCAAATTCAAGGCATACCAAGCTTCTACCAAAAAGGAAGTGGATTGCTCTCCCCTCACTTTCAAGCAACAGAAAGACATCATTGCCACCGTAGCCGATGGGACGGTGGGTGTTCTCAAGTTCCAAAAAATCCTTAATGATATTCTTATTGAGAATACGGAATCCGATACCCTCAAAGTTGAAGATAAGCTGCCTCTGATTCTCAAAATTCGGGGAGAAAGCCTTGGTAATGATCTGAAGCTGGATGGCGAAGTTGGTAGTATTGAAAGCAACATCCAAAGCACCCGCAAGATCAAATCCCCCAAGGAAAAGGTGATCAATGGTGCCGTGGATGTGGTTCTGGCTACCCCCACTCTCAAGGAAGAGAATAAGGTTATCAATTATGCCATTGAAATTCTGAAAAAGGATGGGGATAAGGATGCGGGTAAGAACATCGGTAATATCTACACTTTTGAAATTGTAAAATTTATCAAATCCGTGAAATTCGGAGAAAATGAGATCGTATTTGCCGATACTCCTGTAAAGGATCGTGTGAAAATCGTGGAAAATCTACCTCTATCAATCAATAAGGAAATCATCAAATATATTGAATCTTTCAAGGAGGATGAGCAATCCCATCTGAAAGTGACAATCAATGGTGAGGAAAAGGCGTTTGATATTGATGTGTCCTTCTTTGATAATTGATTGGTGATTAAATAATAAAGTGAATGTCGCTTTATTGGAAGAACTGCTTGGATTACTGAAAACGGTCAATGAAACCATTGGCGTTCCACAGGGGGAATCTCTGGAAGATAAGAACGTATTGCAGGGTAATAATCCCTCTGATCCCAATAAAAGGGTGACACCCACGCTCAATAGCAATGAGCGCAAAAGAACAACGGAAATCGCTTCCCTGTTTGCCAAGACATTCTTTGAATATCAGAAGAAAAAGACTCCTGATAAGGCGATCAAGACTTCCATTCAGAAAGTAACGGGTAAAACAGGGGAGAAGATACAACAAGGGGGGGATAAAGTTGATGCTAAATCATCTTGGTGGAAAATTCTTTTACCTTTAGTGGTGGGTATCGGCGCGTTAATTGCGGGACTAATGACAGACGGACCATTTAAGGGTGCTTTGAAAATGCTTGCTAGATTAGGATTGGGTATCGTTGAAAGGCAAATTAAAATGATACTCAAAATAGCACGGGGGCTAATGCCTGATAAGTTGATAGGTAACTTATTTGAAAAGTTAATACCAAAAAATTTCATAGGTAATTTAATTAAAAGGCTATTATCTATTGACGATATTGTTAAAATGGTCACAAGTGGTATGACCGGATTTATTTCATCTCTCAAAGGGATGATATCCGCCCCTTTCAAAGCTCTTGGGGGCATGGTAAAGGGTGGTAGTATAATGACTAAAATGGTGAAGTTTTTAAAACCGATGTTGTTGGTTCTTAAAAGAATCCCTTTAATTGGAACAATTATTTCATTCGGGTTTGCCATATCTCGTTTCAGCAGTGGGGATACTGTTGGAGGTGTGATCGATGTATTGAGCGGCTTGGCAGGATTACTTGATTTAGTGGCTCCCGGACTTGGCACAACTTTGTCCATAGGCTTGGACGTTCTCAACGCATTTCTGGATGTTAAAACTGGTGGTGCTACGGGCAAGCAACAAGGAGCTAAGATGGACTTGCTTGGAGATATGGCAAAAGGAATTGGTAAATGGATATGGAAGAATGCCCTCTGGCTACCTGTCATTGGTGGATTTAAGAGAATGGAGATGTCTTGGGATGCTTTAAAAAGTGGTAATATAATGGAAAGCATAAAACAATTTGCGTTTGGAATGCTGTCGTTTACTTCTCTTGGTCCAATTGTCACTGGTATTGAGATGTTGTTAGGATTTGGTGATGAAAAAAAAACCAATACGAAAGATATTAAGAAAGGCAGCTTGTTAGGTAGTATGACCAAAAATATTGGCAACTGGATATGGAAGAATGCCCTCTGGCTACCTGTCATTGGTGGATTTAAGAGAATGGAGATGTCTTGGAACGCTTTCAAAAGCGGAGACATCATGGGTGGTCTTTATCAATTTGGTGCATCATTATTATCGTTTGGTGGTCTTGGTCCGATTGTTACGGGTATTGAAATGCTATTAGGATTTGGGGATAAGAAAGAATCCGATAAATCCCTGTCTCCGAAAACGGGATGGTTTTCCGGTTTGAAAGCATGGATCAAAAAGAAGTTGAAGAACTTACCATGGGTTCTCAGAAAGCCTCTGGAATGGTTCGGTATTCTTGATGATAGTGATGAGGATACTAGCATCAAGACAAGTATACTGAATAGTGCATATGATAAATTAAAAAAGTTTGCCTCTTCTATGTGGAGTGGAATTACAAGTAGTCTAGCTTTAGTGGGTGATTTGTTAGTAAAAGGTGTTACCACGCTTTACAATAATGTAAAGCAAACGCTTAGTGACGCGGCTAGTGCAGTAAAGAATGCCGCAGTAGAAGTTCATAATAAGCAAGTCAAAAAATATCGAGGTCTTGCAGAAAAAGATGCATCTACACGGGTGGTGGAAAGTGTGAAAAATCCATTCGGCACCATATATGGGGCAGGAGCGGAAATAGTTGCCCTTGGAGCTTCACGGCGCGATGCTGCTGCAAGCGAAGAGGCATTTTCAAAGAAACAAAAAGAGCTGATAAAACGCGGCATCCTTAACCCAGATGGGACTCCCAGAAGCCGCGAGGAGAGGGTAAAATCGGGTCTAGCAAAACCGCTCCCCACACAGGATAAAACGGTGGTATCTGATGCTATTAAAACGGTAAAAATTCCTCAAAAAACACAGGATAAAACGGTGGTATCTGATGCTATTAAAACGGTAAAAATTCCTCAAAAAACACAGGATAAAACGGTGGTATCTGATACACCAAATCCAAACGCATTACCTGTTGTGCAATCTGGAAATTCACAATCCTTGGAATTTTTGCGTAATATTGGTATGACACAGATCAAGATCATGGGTGATATTAAGGGTATTGCAGCCCAAATCCTGAAAAAAATGGATTCCAGTATGGGGGGAAGTAATAGCAACACCGTTGTTCCAATTTCTCAGCCTCCCTCTAGTCAGAAATCATCCCCAATGCCAATGAATTCCAATCGCGGTGATTATGGTTCATCCGCTTATGCGCTCGCATAAGTAATATCATGGCTAAATCCATTAATGTGGTTAGAGATTATGATTGGACGAGTATTCCACGAGGTAGTGTGTTGAGAGACAATGCTCCAAGGGTTCGTGTGCAATCATTTAAGATCAATTCTAGTGAATCTATAAATCGCATTAAAAGTTACCTCAACTCTGTGACATCGGTAAATCCTGATGAATTTTATAATAAATTATATGGAAACATATCTGATCCAGATGATACCTTTATATTTCCATTTTTAGGAGATGCCGTTCGCTCATTCAGTAATGAATATGGTGACACTTTCCAATCAGCTTTCTTGGGATCGGTTGATTCCGCGTTTGGAGAAGCTGCTAAGTTATTTGGAGAAATTAAAACATATAATGTATCAGAAAATTTTGGTAAATTGGCTGATAATATAGCAAAAGCTGATTCGTTAGGTTCATTCGTAGATACGGCAACCAAAAATATGTCAACTGCTCCGGGTTCATATGTTGAAACTCCGAAATTATATCAATATTCCCAAAATGATGCAGGATTGGAGGTATCGTTTGTCTTGTCGAATACACTCAATGCTGATGGTGTGCAGAAAAATATAAATTTAGTCAACAAGCTTACAAGAATCAATCGCCCATTTCGTAGAAATGGTCTTGTAATGGAACCACCAAGGATTTATGAAATCAGGATTCCCGGTATTAGATATATAAAATGGGCTAGTTGTAGTAGTTTTTCAGTGCAGCTTCTAGGAGCTAGACAAATGCACGGCAATGAACTCATACCAGAGGGGTATCTTATCTCCATGACATTCACCTCTCTCACAACCGAAGTCTCCAACTTCATGGATAAAATTTCAGAAGAAGAATAAATATGAGTAACATCGGAAAATACCAGAACCAGATTCCCTCCTTATCAGCTTTGGATATCAAAAGCTATGAGAGGATATTCAAGGTCTATTACGATTCCACAAATGGGAAGGAATTCCCGTATTATAACATTCTCAAGAAGATTGAAATACCGGAATTGGATTCTAGCGTAATTGAGTTCCACAATGTCCAGATTCGACAACCCCTTACAACGGTATCTTTCAATGTTTATGGTGACATTCGCTCTTGGTGGATTATATATCTTCTTAATAAGGATAAATTCACGGGAGTCCCTTTCTGGGTGGAAGGAGGAACACAATTGAAGGTTCTCAAGACCGAATTGAGAACCCTGCTTTATCTTGATATCACCCAGAATACTATATTTGGGGGGAGGCATTTCTGATGGGAGATATTTATAAAATAAATGATGTCAATTATGACTGCGAATTCAAGCTCAAAAATCCTGATGGGCAGGAAGTCAAATTCACAAAGTCTGCCCTGCGTGGTCTGACGATCACGGATAATTTTTTCAATCCATTTCTGGTTGGATCGGTGGCAATTGCTAATCCTTATGATCTGGTGGAAGATAAGTATCTTCTCAGAGGGGATGGTAGGGATGTGTTTTCCATAGAAATCTTTCCTGAAGATAAACCAAAGGATAAATTGAAATACGATTTTATTTTATTTTCCGAGGAGAATTTTGGAAATCCCGAAGTCCGTTCCGAGAACATTAAGAAGTTATCTATGATGCATAAAGATGCTTTACCATTCATGGATACTATCCCATATGGTAAAATCTGCTCTGGAAAAGCGGGGGATATTCTAAAGGATATTTTTAAGGAACTGCTTGGGGAAGATATGGTGGACAATGATGAATGGCAGAGCGGCGATTTCACACTGACATATCATCCTCCCCTCACATTCCGATATATGGATTTGATGAATTATCTTCTGAAACATTACTATGCCAAAGATGGGGATATGTATGTGAAGGGATTCATCCATTTTGATGAGGAAAAGGGTAAATATCAGCTTCGGTTGCTCTCCAAAATATTTGAGAAGAACAAGGATGAGGTGATGGAAGCATTCACCCTGTCTGATTTTGCCGATGTGGGGGATACATCCAACGATAACAACCCCCCTCCTGATGCCGAGGTTAGTGAGTATAACAACGGTATCAAGAACATTGGTTATTCCACTCCCATGTATGGGATCAACAACGATTTCTTTATCAATACAGTGGTCTATGGATATGATCCAATTCTAGGTATTCACAAGACGAGAATCAAGAAGCTGGAAGACATTGAAAAGCAATGGGAGAAGAAATTCGTAAAATCTTTCAAGGCGATTGGAGGAGAACCCAAACCATTCGTCGTTAAAAATAAAAATACAAAACAGAAATTCCGACACTTTCGTTCCCCCTATCCCGTGGAGGATTCGGAGAAGATGGTGGAAGCTGAAATGATCAATACCTTGACATTTTATAATTTGAGAGCTATCTTTGCCAATCTTGGTTCCGCCAACAGAGTAGGAGGTAAATTCATTGATATTGTCAAGGTGGGAGAAGGCAAGCAGAAGAGCGATGAAAAGCTGCTTGGTAGATGGTTTGTTCACGAATTGAGACATATTTTTCTAGGAGACGGTTACACGAATGAATTCTCATGCTGTAAGACTTATAGCGGACCAAACACCAAAATAACCCCTGACGCTGAGTAATAAATATGAGATCGAATATTGATGTTCTTCGCGGATTATGTTTTTCCAAGGAAGATTTGGAGCAAATCCAAAATCTGGGGGATCAATTCACCGAGAAAGAGATTGAATTCATGATTGAGTTCAAGAAGATTTATGAATTGGGTTTAAACCAATTGGAGAAATTCATCAACAAGTTGGATGAAGAGGGAAAGGATTTGGAGACATGGGATATTGATTACTATGTGAGACATCTCCTCAATGGCCCTCTTGCTGCTCAAACATTGGAATTGTCAAAAGATAAAAAATATTTTAAAACGATTCCCGATATTCTGGGTGTTTTGGGAAACAACCAATCCACCCGACACAATACAACCCTCTACACCGATGATATTGTGGCACTGGACGTTCCCGTGGACGTTTACAACAAAACACCGGAATTTTCTCAAAAAAATATTACAAATTCCAATGATCAGGTGGAACAATTGTTCCGTTCATCCATGAAAATGGCTGTGATCCATGATAACACCCTCCCAATAGCTGATAAGAAGCCACAGGATCGCTACAGCGAGGAGAGAACCGGAAAGTGGGTAACTAAGTCAAACGCAAGTTTCGTGGTCAAGGATTCGTTCTGGCGCGTCAAATTGAAGGATGTGCGCCAACAGGTGTTTGACAAGGTGAAAGAGATGATTGGGGAAGAATACTATCGTATCTTCGGAGATCGCAAGACCTATACACCATTCGATTCCGATAAGAACGATTCCAAGGCAACTGCATACGAAATTGAAAAGACCGTTGTTGATGGGGACAAGGAAGAATTGTTCAAATTGGATGTATATGGGGATGTTTATGATACCCGTGACACCATTCTCAAGGTGGAGAATCCTGAGAAGAATAAGGAATACCTATTAAATACCGTTGAAGGTCAATTCGGAATTTAAACGTCAACCGTCACTGGAACAGCGGGAGGAGCATCATCGTCATCATCCTTTTTCTTTTCCAAAAGTTTCAGAATATCATTTCTGGTGAATGTGAGCTTGGGAGTCCCATCGTCATCATCTCCCTTGGTGATCTTCGAATCAATGTTCATTTGAGCGATTTCCTTTTGTGCCTTAATCTTGTCTTCCGCATTCTTGAATTTTAATAATGTTTCCAAAGCGGATGTGGTTGCTTTGGTGTGTGCCGAATAAGATTCAAGCATCTTGGAATCGGCACTGGCAATCACATCATCTTTCATCTTTTCCATTACCTCCACGGAATGGGTGATTACCTTGGCGGCTGTTCGCAGTAGTAATTCTTCCAGATTCTCCCGATTCAATTCGGGAATTTCCGTTTCTTCTTTTTTGAAATTTTTTGATTGGTTCTTGATCTGTGAAATAATATCATTCACCTCATTATCCAATTCGTCATCATCATCGTAATCCATAGTGATATTTAGCTTGATTTTTTAAAACGCAATGATAAGTTACTTCTGATTATGATTAATTTAACACATGCGAATGTTTTAGTTACTGGTGGAGGCGGTTTCATAGGAAGTAATTTCATCAAAATGTTATTGGAAAAATACGATGGTGTGAAAATTATAAATGTTGATAAAGGGGGTATTGGTAGTAGGAGTCTTAAATCAGAGATACCAGCCACCAATTGGAATACTTGGTCATATTTGGAACTTAATAATGATATTAGAAATATTGATAAAATTCATTTTCAGGATTATAAATTCGATTACATTTTCCACTTTGCGGCAGAATCCCATGTGGATCGCAGCATTAGCGGACCATCACCTTTCATTGAAAACAACGTGATGGGAATGGTATCTCTTTTAGAATGGGTAAGACAATATCAACCCCAAGCTAGAGTCATCAACATTTCCACAGATGAGGTATATGGTCATCTGGAAAAGTATGAAGCACCTTTTATCGAAACTTGTAAGTTTGATCCCCGTAGCCCATATGCAGCATCCAAGGCATCTGCCGATCTGATCGCCAATTCCTATGTTACAACGTATGGTTTGGATATTCTAACGACCCATTGCTGTAACAATTTTGGAAAGCATCAAGCGGATGAGAAGTTCATTCCCACGGTGATTCGTAATATGGTTCAAGGTAATAAGATTCCAGTCTATGGCACGGGAGAGAATATCCGTGAATGGATTCATGTTGGGGATCACAACAAATCCCTGTTGGAAATCGCAGAAGGGGGCAGGGCTGGTTATCGTTACAATATTGGATCAAAGGTGGAAAAGACAAATATGGAGATGATCATTGACATTTCTGAAATTCTTGGTAAGGTGGCTGATATTGAATATGTGGAAGACAGAAAAGGACATGATTTCCGATATGCTGTGGATAGTCTCAATTACCGTAGGCAATTTGAATTGCGGGATCATTCCGATGCTTTGAGAGAGACGGTGGAATTTTATAAAGAGAAATATTCTACTAAATAATAAGGACTAAACAAAAATTATGGAAATAAAACAAAGTGTGATTGAAGCGCGGGTGATGAAAGGATGGACTTTCTCAAAGATTTATGACACATATGGTGTCCCAAAATCGACTGCTCAGGGGTGGCTACAAAAACATTTCGCTGAAGAGGGAGAAGACGAAGAATCCCCAACTCCTTATGATGAATATAAGCAGGGTTATGTGAACGAAAACCTTCAAAGGGATAAGCCCAAGAAACCTAAGAAATCTGAAGAGGAGATTATGGAGTTCCTTTCACAGCTTGCCCCGATTCAAGTCCACAGTGGATATACCGTAGCTCCTTCAAGTCTGAGTGATTATGCTGTAGTAGGATCAGATTTCCACTTTGGGTGTCATGATGAAGCGGCTATTAACATCTTCCTATATACCATTGAGGAACTGAA